TGGATCCGGCGCAGGTGCTCTTCGAGGACGCGCCGGGAGACGAGAGGTACCGGGTGCGCTACGGCGGGGCGGTGTTCAGGCCGGAGGAGGTGCTCCACTTCCGGATCAATCCGGACATCTCCCGTCCGTGGATCGGGCACGGGTTCCGGCTGCCGCTGCGGAAGATCGTGGACGCCATCGCCCAGGCGGGCCGGACGAAGGAGAATCTGCTGAAATCCCCGGTGCCGTCGCTGATCATCAAGTTGGACGGGCTGGCGGATGAATTCCAGACGAAGGACGGCCGGGAGAAGCTGGTGGAGCAGTACGTGCTGAACAAGGACTCCGGAAAGCCCTGGGCGATTCCCGCGGAGATGGTGGACGTGAAGGAGGTCAAGCCCCTGTCCATTTCGGACCTCGCCATTTCCGAAAATCTCAAGCTGGATCAGACGAAGATCGCCTGTCTCATGGGCGTTCCGCCGTTTACGGTCGGCGTGGGCGACTATAAGGACGACGCCTATAATTTCTTCGTGAACCAGGCCGTCCGGGGCGTGGCGTCGGTGATCGAGCAGGAGATGACCCGGAAGCTGATTCTGAACTCGGACTGGCACATCCAGCTCAATCCGCGGAGCCTTTATAATTATAAGCTCTCGGAGCTGGTGACAGCCGGGAAGGAGCTGGTGGACCGGGCGGCCATGCGGAGGAATGAATGGCGGGACTGGATCGGTCTCTCGCCGGACGAGGGGATGGACGAGCTGTATCTGCTCGAAAACTATCTGCCGACCAACCGGCTCGGCGATCAGAAAAAACTCAAGGAAGGAGGCGGCGAGGATGGAAATTCAGACACGTGAGGCTGTGCGGGACCGCTCCCCGTTCACCGTCCGGGAGGAGGGCGGAGAGATCTTCGTGGAGGGGTACTTCGCCCGGTTTGACGACGTGTACGACATGGGCTGGGGCGTCACCGAGACCGTGGACCGGCACGCCTTCGACAAGACCATCGGCGACGACGTGCGGGTGCTCGTCAACCACGACACCACAAAGGTGCTGGGGAGGACTGCCGCCGGGACCGCATCGCTCCGGGCGGACGACACCGGGCTCTGGGCGTCCTGCCGGATCAATCCCGAGGACACGGACGCCATGAACGAGGTGGCCAGGATGCGCCGCGGGGATGTGACGGGGGCCAGCTTCGGATTCGAGATCCGGGACATCGAGCGGGAATACGATCAGTCGAAGGGCACGATCCACCGGATTCTCAAGGACGTGAGGCTCTATGAGGTATCGGTCTGCACGTTCCCGGCGTACCAGAAGACCGAGGTCGGCGTCCGGGCGGAGAACCGATCCGCGGTATCCGCGGAAAACCGGGTCTGGCGCGCGGACCGAGAAAACAGGCTGAAGAAGCTGAAAAAGGAGGACTGACACAATGGCACTGAAGCAGCTGCTCGTGGCCCAGAAGCTGAAGGACCTGCGGGCGAAAAAGGAAGAGCTGGCACAGGCGATCACCGCGACCGAGGCAAAGCGGGCCGCGTGGAGGGAGAGAGAATCCCGTGCGGAGGCCGCGCTTGCCGAGATGACGGACGAAACGTCCGCCGAGGAGAGGGCCGCTTTTGACGCCGAATGTGCCGAGATCGAGGCCGAGGACCAGGCGATCACCGCGGAGGAGGAGGCCAACGCCACCCGCGCGGCGGAGCTGGACGAGAAGATCTCCGCGCTGGAAGCGGAGGAAAAGGAACTGAAGGACAAGGCGGAGGCCGCCCGCGCGCAGAAGCCCGCGGAAAATTCTGCCGAAAACAACAACGCCAGAGGAGGGGTTGAGATCATGAATTTCGCTGACGAGAGAGCCCGCAGAGCGGCGGAGATCCGCGAAATCTGCAGAAACGACGAGGTGCGGAACTTCATCGGCATCATCAAGGAAAAGAGAGCGGTGCAGGGCGCCACCTACACCATCCCGACGCTGATGCAGCCGATGATCGTGGAGGCGATCAAGCGCAACTCCAAGCTGTACAGGCACGTAAACGCGGATGCAATCAAGGGGGACGGCGCGTACAACGTGCTGGCGTCGGCTCCCGAGGCGGTCTGGACGGCCACCACCGGCAAAATCAACGAGCTGGCGATGGGGATCAATCAGTTCCTGACCCACGGTTCCAAGCTGGCGGGATTCGTCCCCGTGCCGAATCCGTATCTGGAGGACTCCGTGGAGGATCTGGCGGGGATCGTCGTTGACCTGCTGGGCCAGAGCAACGGGTACGCGCTGGACAAGGCCATTCTGTACGGCACCGGCACCAACATGCCCGTGGGCATCGTAACCCGTCTGGCCGCGACTCAGGCTCCCTCCTGGTGGCAGGCCTCCATGCCCGCCTTCACCGCGCTGAACGCCACCCACATCGGCAAGGCCTCCGCGGCCTCCGTGAAGGGCGTGGATCTCTACCGGGAGATGGTCGGCGTGCTGGGTCTGGCGGAGCAGAAGCACCTCGGCAAGGGCGGACTTTTCTGGGCCATGAACCAGGGTACCTTCACCAAGCTGAAGCAGGAGCTGATCTCCATCAACGCGGCCGGTGCCGTGGTGACCGGTGCCGAGCCCGTCATGCCCGTGATCGGCGGCGCGGTTGAGCTCCTGGATTTCGTTCCCGCGGGCAACATCGTGGGCGGCTATGGTCAGGAGTACAAGCTGGTGCAGCGCAAGGGCATCCAGATCGCGCTGTCCGAGCACGCCCAGTTCATCGAGGACAACACCCTGTTCAAGGGCACCTCCCGCTGGGACGGTCTCCCGTACTACGGCGAGGGCTTCGCGGCCTTCTCCCTGACCACTACCGCCGTGACTACCTCCGTGACCTTCGCGGCTGACACGGCGAACGCATAATCAAAGCTGAGAGGAGGCGGAGCGGATGAACTTCGAGCAGGTCGTGAAGATGTGCCGGGCGCGGATGAACCGGGTCTATGCCGGTACCCAATATGCGGACACGGACGGATTTGACGAGTACGTGCGGATGCGCTGCTCCGCCGCCTGCGACGAGCTCTCGGCCATGGGGATCGAGCTGGACGGCTCTCCGGCGGACGTGATGCTGCTGACGGATTACGTCTGCTGGCAGTACGCGAACCGGGACAAGGGAGAGGATGATCCCATGTGGCTCAGACGGCGGATCAAAAATCGCTGGATCAAGGAGGCGGCGCGCCGTGATTCTTGATCGGGGAATTCTGACGCTGTACCATCCGGCCACCACCGCGGCGGTCCGGCCCGGAAACAGGCCCGAGGACGGCATGACGGAATACCACCGGGGATGGTACGGCTCCCGGGTCGTGGGCTACGCCCGGTATTATGCCGGTCAGGGGGCTGGTACCCGTGTGGATCAGATCGTGCGGATTCTGCGCCCTCACGCGCCTGTGGCGGCGATGCCGGAGAACCGGGGCGGAGATCTGTGCCGTCTAGCCGACGGGTATCTCTATCGGGTCGTGCAGGCCCAATACCTGACGGACGAGGAATCCGGGGAGGAGGTCTGTGACCTGAGTCTGGAGCGGATCGGCGAAAAATTTGAAAAGGGGGCGGGATCATGATCATTCAGGACGTGCGGGACGCGCTGCTGAGCGTACTTCCGGACCGGGTTTATCACTATCTCGCCCCCACGGACGCCGCGGACAGCCGGGAGGCCTACGCTGTCTGGGGGGAGACCGGGATCGAGCCCTTCGACGGGGATGACGGCTTCTGCGAATGGGCGGTGACCGGGATGATCTACTTCTACACCCCGGAGGAGTACGACCGGCGGTTTGACGCCCTGTGCGCGGCGCTGGATTCCGTGGGGATCACGCTCCGGCCGGGGCGGATCGCTTACGACGACGCGACGGCGCAGACGGCCTACGAGCTGAGCTGGTCCGTGGCCTGCGAGCCCGGCGGCATGTACGCGGAGGAGGACGGATGAGCAAGGCGACGTTTCTCCGGGACAAAGAGTTCGAGTGGTTCCTGTCCTCCGTGGGGGACTGGCTTCCGGAGGCCATCGAGGAGGCGCTGAGAGCCGGGGCGTCCGTGCTGGCGGCGGAGATGAAATCCAATCTCCGTGGCGAGATCGCGGACCGGCAGGCGGTGGAACTGGTGAATTCCTTCGGCATCACGCCGGTGGGCCAGGACAAGAACCGGGTGTGGAACGTGCATCTGGGATTCGACGGCTATCAGAAGCCGGGCACGGGCCAATGGAAGGACTCCGGGATCCCGTTCCAGATGATCGCCCGGGTGTTTGAATCCGGCTCCGTGAAGGACGGGTATCAGTGGCGCAGACCCACGCATTTCGCTCAGAGAGCGGTCCAGGCGAAGAGGCAGCAGGCGGAGGAAGCTATGAAAAATGCCGCGGAGGCGATGATCGCCAAGAGCCGCGGAGGAAGAGGAGGATAACATGGCAAAAATCGGCATGAAATACCCGCGGTACGCGAAGATCACCGTGACCGAGGGCGACAACGGGGCCGAGTCCGAGACCTACGGAACCGTGAAAACGGCGGGGAGAGCGATCTCGGCCAACGTCACCACCAACATCTCGGACGAGAAATTCTACGCGGACGACAACGTGGCGGAGACGGATCCGGAATTCATCGACGGGTCCGTGGCGCTGAGCGTGGACGAGATGACGGCGGAGGTGATCTCCGATCTGACCGGCGCGTCCCTCGGCTCCGGCACGGGCGGCACCGGAGATCTGACCTTCTCGGCGGACGACGCGGCGCCCTATGTCCGTTTCGGCTTCGTGGTTCCCATGATGGTGCGCGGCGTGAAGAAATGGATCGGCGTCGTATTCCTGCGGGTGAAATTCGGCCCGCCCGACGACAGCTATCAGACCAAGGGCCAGAACATCCAGTTCCAGGGCACGACCATCAACGGCGACATCATGAAGAACGCGAACGGGTGCTGGAAGATGCAGAGCGCCTGGAAGGACACGGA